CGGGCGGGGCGCGGCAGCCCGTGCCGCTGCGGCGGGGGAGGCCGCCAAAGCCGCCGCCCAGCTCGCAACCGGCGTGTCTGACGAAGCCCTGAAAGCCGCCGAAGCTGCTGAAACCAAGGCGCAGGAAGCCAAAACGAAGGCGACGCAGGCAGCAGCCAACGCACAGGCGGCTGCGCAGTCCGCGAACTCCGCGCAGGAATCCGCCGCACGCTCTGAGCAGGCGCTTCTGGACGCAACGGAAGCCGTCGCATCTATCAATGAGTTTGCCGAGGATTTCAACAACCTGAAAACCACTGTAAAGGGCAAGGTTGACGACGCCTATGTTGAGGACGGCTACCTGTATATGACCGCCGACGACGAGGTCGTTGTCGGCCCGCTGGGGCCGTTCTCTGGCGGTGGTGGAGGCGGCGGCGGGGACGCTGGCTCCCTGATCCGAATTGTCAATAAGCTGACCTCGCGGGCGTTCTCCGTGATGAACGGCGCGACCGTCGAGATCAAATTCAACTGGACGTCCACCGATACTTCCGACGAACAGCCCACCGGCGATGGCTCGGCAACATGGCGCATCAACGGGACGAAGGTAGCTACACAGGCGGTGTCGCAGGGCGATTGCGCCTTCGACGTTACGAAGTACCTCACCCCCGCAAGCGCGAACACGATCAAGCTCACCATTGAGGACGCCTATGGCAATAGCAAGTCCTTCACATGGACCGTCACCGTGTCCACCTATGATCTGGCATGGAATCTTGGCACCCTTGCTTTCCACGGGTCCAGCGTACTTACTGTGCGCCTCACACCCACCGGAGAGGGCACGAAGACTATCCACATGACCGTGGACGGCACGGAGGCGTTTACGCGCGAAGTCACCACTACGGGGCGCTCCGTCACTGCGACGATTGACCCCACGGCGCTTGAGTTGACGCACGGCGCACACACCGTCGAGGCATGGCTTGAGGTCACAGCGGGCGGCGAAGTCGTCACGACTACGCACCTGCGCCATGTCGGTATCTGGACGAAATCGGACGACAATACGCCGGTTATCGCAGTGTATCAGAGCGCAATCGAAATCCAGCAGTTCGCCACCGGAAGCATCAATTACATGGTGTATGACCCCACCAGCACCACGGCGACTGTCCGTCTGCTGGAAGGCTACAATACCCTGTCCACGCTGACCGTTGACCGCACCATCCAGACGTGGGCGTACCGTGCTACTACGGTCGGCACGATCAACCTCTCCATCCGCACCGGCGAGAGTGTCGTTGCGCCGATCACCGTCACCTGTACCTCTCTCGGCTATGACATCAACCCTGTCACGACCGGCCTTGCCGTTGACCTCGATCCCACCGGACACAGCAACAGCGAGACGACCGCAAAGCAGTTCGGCTACAAGGACGGCGACGGCACGAATCATCCGCTGACCTTCAGCTCCAATTTCGATTGGATTAACGGCGGATTTCAGATCGACGCAGAGGGCGTCACCGGCTTTGTGGTCAAGCGCGGCACCTACGTTCAGCTTGACCGAAGCCTGTTCAATGACAACGCCGCGACCTCTGGCAAGGAAATCAAGGTCGTGTTCAAGGCTACTAACGTCCGCGACTATGACGCTGAGTTCCTGACTTGCGTATCTGGTGGCATTGGCCTGAAACTTCAGGCGCAGCAGGCGGTTTTCAGCTCTGAGTTGACCAACGTCGAAATCCCGTATTGCGAGGACCGCAAAATCGAGCTGGACGTCAGCATCGAGGCCAGCAACGAAAACAAGCTGGCCGTGGTCTGGCTTGAGGGCGTACCGTCCAGAGCGTTTGCGTACACCGCAAATGATAACTGGATGCAGTCCGACCCGCAGAACGTGAAGATCGGCTCTGACGACTGTGACATCTGGATTTACCGTCTGAAGATGTACAGCCACAGCCTCACACGATACGAAATCCTCGACAACTTTGTTGCGGACTGCGGCAACACCACGGAAATGGTCGCCCGTTACCTCCGCAATCATATCTTCAACACGGACGGCTCTATCAATGTCAATGAGCTGGCAGCAGCAAACCCGACGCTACGTATTCTCAAGATCGGTGCCGACCGTATGACCGTTGGCAAGTCCGACGAAGTGGTCTGCACGGTCGATCTCGTCTATACGGACGGCGGCAGCACCTACAATTTCCACGCGACCGGCGTCATTATGAAGGGTCAGGGTACGTCCTCCGCCGCATACGGCGAAGCTGCCCTCAACCTCGACCTCGATTTCAGCAAGGCCATTTGGGAGAACGGCGCGGGTGAGCGCATCGAGACGTTCGCCATGACGGAAAACGACATTCCCGTGTCGTACTTCAATATCAAGCTGAACGTGGCATCCAGCGAGAACGCGAACAACACCGTTCTGGCCGACGACTACAACAACTTCCAGCCCTTCCTGTCCGAAGGCCGCCGTGCTGACGCCCGTGTCCGCGATACCGTCAAGGGCTACCCCTGCGCGGTGTTCTTCACCAACACCGGCACAAACGCCGTGAGCGTCGGCGCACGGTCTGTCGGCGCAGGCGCTACGATCCTGTATGGCAACGGCGACATGAACAACAGCAAAAAGAACTTTGCAGTGTTCGGTCAGACCGGCGAACGTCCGCTTCAGTGCTGCGTCGAGATTTCCAACAACATTGCCAGCCAGTGCCTGTTCAAGTCTGCTGACCTCACCGCCGAGACGTGGGACGGCAACGGTGCCTTTGAGTTCCGCTATCCCAAAAAACCCACCGCAGAGATGAAGGCAGCATTCCAGACCATGCTGTCGTGGGTGGTTTCCACCGATACCACCGCTCCGACCGGTAACGCGCTTAGTGCGCCCGTGACCTACGATGGGACGACCTACACGAACGACACGAAGGAGTACCGCGCGGCGAAGTTCAAGGCCGAGGTCGGCAACTACTTCACCGTGGACAGCCTGCTTTACCACTACCTGTTCACCGAGCGCCACTGCATGATCGACAACCGTGCCAAGAACGTTTTCATCTCCTATGAGTACGATCCTGACGTGCAGGACTACCGCTGGAACGTCTGCAAGGACTACGATAACGACACCGCAGACGGCAACGACAACGAAGGCGGTCTGACCTTCAGCTACGGCCTTGAAGACACCGACAGCGTGGGCACCAAGCCTGTATTCAACGCCTCGTCCTCTGTACTCTGGTGCAATGTCCGTGACTGCCTTGGCGCAGAGCTGGAAGCCATGTTCAAGGACCGAGAGGCGGCGGGTGCGTGGAGCGCCGAACGCATCCTTGCCAAATTTGCCGCGCATCAGGCGGCGCGCCCGGAAGCGTTGGTGGCCGAAGATATGTGGGGCAAATACTTCATGCCCTATATCAACAACGGCAACACCGCGTACATTGACATGATGCAGGGCAACAAGACCGACCAGCGTACCCAGTTCGAGACATACCAAGAGGGCTATATGTCCTCCAAGTATTACGGCTCTGTGGCCGTGAACGATAAAATTCAGTTCAGAGGCAACACCCCGAACGAGTGGGCGGGTGTCACGCCGACCGGCAACTTCTCCATCACCCCGTATGCCGACTGCTATATCATCGTCAAATACGGCTCCTACAGCGTCCGTAAGCGCGCGAAAAGAGGCACGGCATATGAGATCATCTGCCCCGTTCAGGAGGCGCTGAGCGACACGGAAATCTATGTCTACCTCGCTTCCAATGTGGTTGAGATCAGTTCCATTGCCGGTCTGTACTGCCAGTTCATCGACCTTCAGGGCGCACGCCGTCTGCGCAGCTTCACCGCAGGCGCGGAGGCAGACGGCTACACGAACAAGAACCTGACGTCTATCAGCGTCGGCGCAAACACGCTGCTCGAATACCTCGACCTGCGCGGAACGCCGGAGCTGAAGCAGGCACTTGACCTGTCCGCCCTCACCTCCCTGAAAACGCTTCTGCTGACCGGCAGCGGCATTACCGGCGTGACCTTCGCGCTGGGTGCTCCTGTCGAGACGGCCAAGCTCTGCCCGCTGAACAGCCTGATTGCCCGGCAGCTCTCGCACCTGACCGCGTTTGCTATGGACGGCTCCAATCTCCGCACGATCTGGGTCGAGGACGCCGCAGCAATTGACACCTACGCGCTCGTGAGCGCGGCGACAAGCCTCAGTCGTGGCCGTCTGCCGGATGTCAGTTGGTCGATGAACGACGCCGATGTGCTGCTTCGCCTGAAAGACCTCGCCGGTCTGGACGAGACGGGCAACCCCGCTACGGAATTCGTCCTCAAAGGCGCAGCGCATATCGCCGTCGTGTCGCAGGCCGAATTGACTACCATCATGGCGCGGTTCCTCAATCTGTCCGTAACCTACGATCAGATGGTCAGCTCCTGCACCGTCACGTTCAAGAACTACGACGGCACGGTCCTGAACACTCAGACCGTCCGCAAGTACGGCGCGGCGAAAAACCCCATCACTGCCGGTCTGATCGACACGCCTGTCAAGCCCTCCACTGTCGATAAGGTGTTTACCTTCATCGGCTGGGATCAGCAGCTCACATACATCCTCGAAGACCTCGTTGTGACGGCGCAGTATTCCGAGGCGACGCGGTATTACACCGTCCGTTGGTACAATGGCACTCAGTTTTTGCAGACTGACACTGTGGCAGCGCATGACGGCGTTTCCTTCCGTGGTGGTGAGCTGACGTCCTCCACCGGCTCTATCTGGATGGGCTGGGACGCGCTGACGAACGATGTCACCAGTGACATTGACGTTCACGCGGTGTTCATCACGCCTACGCTGCCGGACACCGTAGCGACCAACTTCGACTACCTGTACAGCGACGACGCGAACGACAACAGCGGCTACACGCTGGCGGAGTTCTACGGCATCATGGAGACAGGCAAGGCGAAGGACTACTTTGCAGTCGGTGACAAGATCAAGATTGTTCCGACGACCACGGTCTTTGCCGACACCTCTATCATCATGCAGGTCGCGGGCTTCAACCACTTCAAGAAGAAGGCCAGCGACGATTTCGCCGGTGTCGTCTTTGCCATGCTGGGTATTATGAACGCCAACCACCAGATGAACAGCCAGAACACCAACGTCGGCGGCTGGGCGTCTTGTGGTATGCGGACATGGCTCAATGAAACCATCTTTGCCGCGCTGCCGCGTCAGTGGCAGTCCATGATTAAGATAGTTCAGGTGCGATCCTCCATTGGTGACACGAAGGCAGACATCAGCACCAGCAACGACCGCCTGTTCCTGCTGTCCCGTGCCGAGGTGGGCTTCAATGTCAACGACGTGCCCTACAAGGACGAGGTAGACCCCGACGCCGAAAACGTGACCTTCGCATTGTTTACTGACAACAATTCGCGTATCAAGAAAACGTACAACGGCACCGGTTCTGCTTCCCTCTGGTGGCTGCGGTCGCCTGAGGCGTCGTCGTCTTCGTCTTTTGCCACTGTGAACTACAACGGTAACAGCTACTACTACAACGCGTCCCACTCTTACGGCGTGGCGTTCGGCTTCTGTATATAATCTGTGCATCTTGGGTATCTGGCCCCCTTTGTGGGGCCAGATACAGGCGCACAGGCTCCCGGCCTACGCCCCTATATCGCCGCGTAAGCGGCGCGCGAAATTTTTGAAAATTCACACTTCTCGTCTGGAAATTGGGGGGGGGGCGTGTGATATAATATAATTTACGAACTTTTCAACAAAAATGAGGTGGTGCCCTTGTCTGTAATCAAAAGCAAGCGCTCTACGTCCGACATGGAGTTTCTGGCGACCGCGAGGAAGTTAGAAATTTACACGATTCAGAAATGCGTGAATTTCCCGAAGCGATACACCTTTTATGTATCACAGCCTCTGGCTGCTGCGGCGACACGCATTTATGAGGACGTGAAACGCGGTAACAGCATATACCCATTGAATCAGCATGAGGTTCAGATCAGGCGCAACTACTTCCTACACGCCAACGCTGAGCTTCAGAGCATGATTTCTCAGCTTGAGGTGGCGCAGGAGCTATTCGGCATCGAAATGGACACCCTGAAATACTGGATGGACATTGTAGATACCGAAATCCGGCTCGTGAAAGCTGTACTGAAAAGCGACAGGGCACGGTACAAGGACCTGCCCTGATAAGATTATAGGTTAAGCGCTGCACAAATTGCCAGTTCTTCGACGAGGTTGACTTCCAACTGGTGGCTGCGGTCGCCTGAGGCGTCGTCGTCTTCGTCTTTTGCCAATGTGAACAACAACGGTAACAGCAACAACAACAACGCGTCCAACTCTTACGGCGTGGCGTTCGGCTCCTCTCGTGCCAGACAAAGTAACCTTCGGGGTGAAATCCGTGCAGAGTGGAGAGAAGGAGCGCTTGACCTTCCTGCAAAGGTAAATATATGCCCTGATGCGTCCGGGCGGACGCTGCTTGCATGGTACGGATTGCAGGTCATTCCGTATTTCATGCCCGGTGACGCTATGTGCCTACTGCAACCTGCCAACAGGCATACGGGGCAAGCGAGGTTTCTTATGACAAGCGAAGAACGTAGAGAAGCAAGGTATCAACGCCGCGCTGCCGCACGGCGAGCAAAGCGGGACGCCGCCTGCGCCGAGCACGATAACTACGACGAGGTGTTCAGCTATAAGCACCTCTATCAATCGTACAAGTGCTGCCGTCGCGGTGTGTCGTGGAAGGCCAGCGTCCAGAAATACACGGCCAACGCGCCGCTGAACATCCTGCACGCATACAACCAGCTCGCAGCCGGGAAATTCAAAAGCCCCGGCTTTTACGAGTTTGACTTGTATGAGCGCGGGAAGCATCGTCATATCCGCAGCACGGTCATAAGTGAGCGGGTCGTCCAGCGCTGCCTGTGCGACAACGCCCTTGTGCCGGTCCTTGAGCGTACCTTTGTCTATGACAACGGTGCCAGCATGAAGAACAAGGGATACGATTTTGCCGTGCGCCGGATCACGCAGCACCTCCACGAGCACTACCGGAAATACGGCAATGAGGGCTATATCCTGCTGTTCGATTTCTCTAAATTCTTCGACAACGTTTCCCATGAGGTCGTGAAAGCGATCCTGCATAAGGAATTCACCGACGAACGGCTCCTTGCGCTCACAGAGCATTTCATCGACGCTTTCGGCGATAAGGGTATGGGGCTGGGCAGTCAGATCAGTCAGGTGCTGGCCCTCGCCTCTGCAAACCGTCTTGACCACTATGTCAAGGAGGTTTTGCAGGTGCGCGGCTATGGCCGGTACATGGACGACGGCTACCTGATCCACACATCTAAAGCCTATCTTCAAAACTGCGTGGCACATATCCGGGCGATATGCGCCGAGCTTGGCATTACCCTGAATGAGAAGAAAACGCAGATCGTCAAGCTGAGCCACGGCTTTTCTTGGTTGAAGGTGCGTTTCTTCATCACAAAAACCGGCAAGGTCGTCCGGAAAATCTATAAGCGCAGCGTCACGAAGATGCGTCAGAAAATGAAAAAGTTACACAGGAAATACTTGTGCGGCAAAATGACCTTCGCGGACATCTATGCGACGTGGCAAAGCTGGCGCAGCTATGCCGCGCGATTCAACGCATGGCACACCATTCAAAACATGGGCGCACTGTACACCAACCTTTTTATAAACAGCAAGGAGGACTGCTATGGTCTACTTCAAAATCCTGTCTGCTGACGGCACGGTCAAGAGCGTGGAAGCGCTTGCCGATCCCGTTTATGTCTGTTGGCAGACCCGCAACGGTATTCTTATCCGGTGCGACAAACGGGACGCGCAGGGCGTCATGTCCGGCGACGGGAACACAATCTATCAGCTTCAGGGGAAGCAGCTAAGCGGCGTTGAGAGTGACGAACTTCTCAGCGCCGTTTCTATTACCCTTGCGGAGTATGAGGAGCTTGCGGCGCAGATCGGCACCACGGACCCCGACGACAATACACCGGTCAATCCGCCCGACGACCCCGGAACGGAAATCCTCACTCGCGCACAGCTCACCGAAAAGGTGCTGGCCCTCGAAGATGAGCTGGCAGCGGCAAAAATCCTGCTGGGGGTGACGGACGAATGACGCTGAAAGCCCTCGCACAAAAGCTGCGGCCTCTGATTGAAACCGCAGCACAGAATTTTGACGACACGACCCCCCCTGCGGCGGGGCCCGCGTGCAGCCCAGCGCC